CGTCTCCGTCATCGTTAGGCTCTAAGTTAGGTGTTAGGTCTGTCCATAAGGTCACATCGTCATTAAAGTCACTAAGGGCCACAGCACTCTTAGCTGTATACTCAAACGAACCAGCCCCATCCCCTACAATTAAATCACCCGAAACTATCTCGTCATCAGGGAAATCGAAACCATGTGAAGCTGTCTGAGAGGTCGCTGAGATAGTAAGTTGATTAGCGTCATCTGCATCTAAGTGAATCGTTCCACTTGAGAATATCTCTCCCTCTACCTCTAAATCATCTTGTACGAATAAGTCTGCCCCTGTACCTCCTGTATCACAATCTATATTTGAGTCATAAGCTGTCCACTGGTCACAAGAGACAATATTGTTCCCGATAGTAGATGTATACGGCCCTGCGAAAGTACCACTCCTAATGAAAGCCGTAGCGTTATCTGATCCACTCTCAGGAATTGCTAATCTGATAGTATTGCCTGATTCCATGAAAGCAAACTCAATCCCAGGATCATTACCTACCCCTAGATTAGCTCCGTTCCTAATAACAAATGCCTTATCTAAGTCGAGGTTAGCACTTGAATGAGAAGAAGCATAAAGCTCAATCTGCCCTAATTGTAAAGCCCCATAATCAGGGGTAGTGGTGTCTCCTATCTTTAAATCATATGCTGCCATTACACCTGTACCATTGGCTATAAAGTTCCATGCACTTGTTACTGTCTCAGCTCCATAATCTGTGTCTATATCAGTAAAGGCTGACCCTAGAGGTTTCCACTCAGCTCCACTACAATCCCCGGCATCAGGTTCACACTTATATAAGGTCTCAGCATCTACCTCGAAACATAAGTCTCTAGCCTTACCATCTGCAAGAGTTGTACAGTCCGTAGCGTGTTCCCTGTACCTCCACGAATACCATGTCTGTGCATTAGCGATCCCAGCTACAAAGATCATCAATATCAATATAATTAGTTTCTTCATTTCTTTCTCCTATGCCAATGGTTTCTCTTTGTTGCTCTTGTTAATGTATGAAATAAATTAAATGGGTTAAAGTCCACATGTTCGTTGCCGCACTTGTACCCATTAGGTATCATATATATAGTTGGTCTCTCTAAATGCTCTGTTCCCTTCCCAGCTGCTTTCCATTGACACCATGATTTCTTAAACATCCTATCTTCCCCTTGTGGATATGATCTATGAACTAAATCCTCTCTATACCCACCTAGATCAAAGAACACATCCTTACGCATAACAAAGTTGTTAGGAAGAGGGGTCATCTTAACTCCCCTGGTCTTAACCCTCTTTTCTAAGAACCCATACTTAACTAACTCATCTATATCTTGTGTGAACTCACCATGCTCGTTTAACAATCCGAACTCTCTCTTAAAGTGTATCTTCTGTCCACCGAATGTCCTGGCCATCTCTAAAGCATCTGGTTGAATGATATGGTCTATGTCAAACATTACCAAGTATTCACCCTTCGCCTCTCTTGCCCCTCTGTTACGAGCTAAAGCCCATGTCCAGGGTCGTGTATCTTTTGTATATATAACCGTTCCGTTCATATTGCCGAAGTCAGGGTTTAGTGCTGGCTGGCTACCGTCATCTACTATAATAATCTCAGTATCATCCTGTACAAACCTCTCCATATGTATGAGTTGCCGCCTTAGTATTTCATGTGAATTGAGCACGGGTATGACAATACTGAGTTTAAGCAAATTCCCTCCTCAACTCTTCAAGCTGGCACATCCAACATCCGCAACCTTTCTCTGCCTCTTCCTCGCTACACCCTGGGAAGCTTATAGACGGGCCTATCCATCCCGGATACTTTCTTTCATACAAGACATTGAACTCTTTGTAATTTCTTTCTCTATCTGAATCTGCTTTCATTTTATATTTCAATCCATGAATCCTTCCAGATTGTGTTTATTACTTAAGACTGATGTAGGATAGAGAGGACTGCTGGTTGACTACCATCATCTACTATAATAATCTCCGTATCATCCTGTACAAACCTCTCCATATGTATGAGTTGCCGCCTTAGTATCTCATGGCTGTTTAGGACAGGTATGACTATGCTTATCTTCATCTTTTCCCTATGAACACTATATTATAATAGAAACTAACAAACTCAATCTCTAGCTTATCACTAAGATCATCTACCATCTCTTTCAGCTTATTCATAGCAATCTTATCTTCTGTACCTCGCCAGTATAAGTCCTCTATAACATACATCCCACCGCTATTAACACTATCCCACAATAAATCTAAGGTATCTTTCTGGTGTGAAGCCTTATGACTACAATCATCTACAATCAAATCCCACTTCCCATGTGGTATGACTTCCTCTTTAAAGAACTTATCATCTCCCTGCATACCTTGTAATAATGTAACCCTCGGATTGTCTAAGACTAACCTTGCCCTACTAGTGTCCTTATCTACCCCATAGATATGAGCATTAGGGAATACATCATGCCATAATAACAATGACCCGCCATGAGAAACTCCTATCTCTAAAACCTTCCTATATTTATCTCTCTTATCTGCTAGGTATCTGTCGTATATAGGTGTGTAGTTATGAATCCAGTGTTTATCGGTACCTCTGTGGGATTCTTTAGTGAACTGCTTTACAGCGATACCATGTATAGAGTTGTCTGGCTCTCCTTGTGGGTCTACCTGTAGCTTCTCAAGGACTGACCTGTTCTTAAACACCCTCACTGGTATTGTTCTATGTCCAAGAGTGTGTTTAATAGCTATCCTTCTAAGCCCTCTATGGATATTAAGTTTATTACGCTTCTCGTCTCTCCATACCTCTACAGGAGCCCTCATACCATTCTTCTTGATGTCGTTGTATAAAGATATTCCGTCTATCATGTGGAATAGACATCTTGATATAATCTTAGGATTATTAGGCTCGTTCCACCCTGCAAGTAAGTATTGGAAATACGGATGGGCTTTCAATTCATCTTCTGTAAATGTCTTACCATTGTGGACATCTTTAAAGAACTGTAGACAGTGTTTATAAAGAGGCAGCCTGACCATCTTCCTGTAATCCCAGAACCATTCTAAGTTGTCTAGTATATCCTTTATTCTATACGGCTTCCCATGAACATACGGTATCTGGCTCTTTAGTTCCGGCTTACCATGTGTATCTGCAACCGTTCTAACAGGAAACTTCTTTAACCAATAACCAATATCTCCCCAGGGCTTTAACTCTGTACAAGGCTCTGCATCTTTACCTAACAATTTCCTTCCCTTAGCCGTATGGTCTTTATGTACTACAACTAAGTTTGGATCAGGAGTCTCAAAAGTCTCATACTCATATTTCTTATCCCAATACCCCATCTCGCCTGTTCTCCCGGGGGTTTCCTCCAAACACTTAATCAAAGCCTCCCTATCAGCAATACACTGAGACAATACAGGCCGTCTACGGTAAGAATAAACACCCTCTCTAAGATGTAACAGCCATCTGTTTAGGTTATAAGCAAAGTCTTTCTTTGGTGTATGCAGGAAGTGTTCTTTGGTATAGAGACAGTCATCTTCACACAGAGCTACATACTTAGTCTTAGCGGCTTTAGCGGCTATTAAGACCTGTCTATATATGTTCTCTAAAGACCTTTCTTTAGGTACTACGATATTAGTACCTAAATCCATAGGCTCTTGTGATACCGATACAATAGGGTAGTTAAACCTCTTGAGGCTTCTTACCGCATTATCGAACATCCTCTTCTGAGCTACATTAGCCGTATAGAACAGTATTGTTAAATCTTTCCTCATATTCCATCCTGGGGGGTTGAACTTATCTACTAACCACTCTAATGTCCTTGTCTGCCCTTCCCACTTGTTGTTAATCCATAAATCCCTTGAATAAGACCTTGCCCTATCTATCTGACTACCGCTTATCTTATACGGAAACCCCTTGCGTCCTGTATACTGCTTAACTCCACCCCTAAACCAATGGGAGAACCATGTTTTCTTATTAACGATTAACTTCCCACCAGACAGCCAGGCTTTGAGTGATACCTCAATGCCCTGCTGCCCCCATCCTCCTTCGTGTTTCTCATCACACCCGCCCTGATCTAAGAACCTCTGCTTGTGCATGAACCATCCAGGCCCCATGTTACACATTGTCTCATCAATCAACTTCTCACTTCTAGGCTTATGTTTACGAGGGTAATACATCGCCCTGAAAGGCTTATCAGCATCAGGGCTTGTGATATACATATACTCAGTCTTTTTGTGTAACTTAGGCTTCCAGGTCTCTATATCGAGGTTGTACATTCTAGGTACTACTGTCCAGTCATACTCACAGTCTTGTGCAAGCTTAACATCAAACCCTTCATCAACAGCACAATGAGCATCTAGTTTCATAATGTACTTACCCTTACAGATACTTACACCATGATTGATACACGCCCTCTGTCCTATAACCTCTTTGTGGTGTACGAAGATAACCCTCTCATCATTAAGGTGTATCTGAGGGTCAGGAAGCCATCCATCCAACTCTACAATGACCTCGATCTCGCCTCTAGCGTTATCAAGAACATTACGGACAGTTCTCTCTAGGTATTCTTCTTCTCTAGCTGGAACAATTATTGACACGCCTGTCATAATGCTTTATAATCCTTAGTATGGAAGGTCAGATTTGTAAAATCGCTGGGTGCAAAAACATACTTAAGAAGAAAGATGGAAAAATATGTAGAGCACATATAAGCAGATACTCTAGACATAAGAGTTATGACATTTCTCCAAACTGGCCTAACTTGAAGAAAGGAATCCCTCAAATAACAAAATATGGTTATATGAGAGTTCATATTGGAACTAAGAGGGTTCTTGAACATAGATATATTATGGAGAAACATCTTGGTCGAAAACTTCTTCGTTCTGAGATTATTCATCATAAGAATGGTATCAAAACAGATAACAGAATAGAGAACTTGGAGCTTGTTAGTAATCACTCGCTTCATATGAAAGCACACCATAAAGACATTGGATATAAGAAAAGGCTTTCTTCTGACAAAGTACAAGAGATAAAGATACGCCTTTCTTTGCCTAGAAAGAGTAAAGAAATGTGTTTCTGTGAGAAACCTGCACAATGTAGAAATCTTTGCCCCTCTCATTATACATGGGCTTTTAAACATAAACTTTCAGAATTATGATAGGCTCATTCTGATATTTGCAAGTTCTTCCCGTTGACTAACCTCTTAATAGACATAGCGTTTACACTCCCGACACCTTCCGGGAAACATCTACCCCTACACTTTACACATATAGGGTTGAGTGGATCGTAGATATGCTCTACAGCCCAAGCCTTCGATACTTCCGGCTGGTAGTAATGGTTGAAGTCCTGTACCTTATTGCCTTGCTTATCTCTTGCGAATATCCACATCTTGAGTTTCATGTTATAGCGATCATTCATCGCTTGAACTTCATACTCAGTCATGTGTTTGGTGCGGGGGTTAGGGATCATCTTAAAGCCAGTATATCCGGGTTTTAACTGGTAATGCCCCGGACACTTAACTTTACCGAATACCGCTAACCCTTTCTGTGACTCTTTTAAACTCTCAAGAAGCGACATTCTTCTTACCCCTTTTGGCTTTATTCATCTCACTCGCTACTGCTCTACCTGTCTCAGAAGCGATCATCTTAGCCATATCTTCGGGAGTTTGTTTCTTAGATTGTCTCTGTCTTGCTTGTCTCTGTTTCTTCCACTTCTCATGTAACATCTTATACTTATCTGTCTTCTTATACTCTGCTATCTGTTCGATCGTTCTAGGTGTGTTTACGAACAACTCAATACCAGCCCTATTCCAATTCATCATTGTCTGTTTGGCGTTACTTGATGTCATTGGGCCGATTCTCTTATTGAGATGAGTATAGAGCATAACCAACTTATGGTCTGTATGCTCACTGTAAGGAAGTGAAAGCCCTCCACCACCCTGGTTCATCATATCCAACTTTGACATTTCGTCTGAGTAAGTTGTGTCCATCATTCCCCCTTTTAAGGTAGGGAGGAGACCGAAGCCCCCTCCCATATTAAAGCTACCTGATTAGGTAACTTCGTTAAATTGCATCTCTACCCCGAACTTGTTACGGAGGATTGCTTCTCCCCAGAAACCTGTTCCAGTAACCTGATCTCCAACCTCACCGACTATCTGCCTATCAACTTCCATCTTGATACCTTGCTTCTCCACATACTTAATGGCGTTAGCCGAGAAAGCAGCACCAGAAGCGTTGTTAGATGTAGTCGTGATATTAGTCGTAGTGTAAATATCGAATCCAAGAATCTTTCCTGTGAATCCGTTTCTAGCTAAGTCCTCCTGAACACTACCTAACGCCTGTGATTGAATCTTACCACTAACCGTTTCCATCATAGTGATAATACCAACCGTACCCCAAAACTGTCCTGGAGTAATAACAAGGTTATACGGTAACGGAGCATTACCTTCTCTCAAAGAGAGATAAGCAGCATATAGATCAGCCACTACAATATCCTCATCAGCGTCACCCTGGTTAGGTGTGAAGCTAGAGAATAGAGCCGCTAAATCTTTCTCTCTGCGTACTACAAGAGATTGACCAATCAACTGCCCTGCTGCTACTGCAACATCAGTCACAGAACCCATACGAGCTAAGTCTTTAATCAAGACAGTAGCTCCATGCTCACCAACCGTAGCTGCTGACGGTGAAGTTTCATCACTCGTAGTAGAATCAACTGCTTGGTTAGCAAGGTTCGTATCTGTTTCTGCTGTTAGCCGTTTAATAAACGGAGTTTGGTGAACAACACCCGGCCCTGGGAAAGAGATATTCTTAACTAAAGGACGGATAATATCGCCATCATCCAATTCAAGTAATGCAGACTCTACAATCGTTGGGATTGCTTCATCTAAAGTTGTAGTTGTAGTTTCGTTAGCGAAACCGCCATTACTGGACAGTTTAATTAACAAACCGTTTAAGAATTTATTCATTGTGTTCCTTTCAGAATGCTGGATTCTCTGCTCTCTTAGCAGCAATCCTAGCTTTGATTTCGGTTATTTTTACTCTGTCTCCACTTGCCATAGCTACCTGTAATTCCCTACTATCTGTATAAGGATCAGTGCTAACGCCTGTGTTACCTCCTCCACTTCCGGCTGGGGGAGTACCACCGCCACCTGTGCTATTATTTAAGAACGACTTTAACCCCTCTTCAACTGAGAGTAAATCTTCAACCCCGCTTACATTCTTGCCTTTGATCTTGACCACACCATTGTCATCGACCTGTGCAAGAGCCTTTACGAGTTGGACAACATCTGAATGAGCGTTCTGTTTAATAACCTCATTCGTTAAAGCGTTAGAGATATTCATATCTCTGATAGTGGTGTTGTTCTTATCTATAACGCCTTTATACTCGGATTCTTTCGTAGTCCATCCATCTTTTAACTTCTCGTACTCTTTACCTTCTTCTAACTTGTTCTGAGTGCGTGTATCTGCCTCTACTTCGAATGCCTTTAACTTAGTCTGCATATCACCGATAGTCTTTTGGGATAACTCGATCTCTGTCTGTAACCCCTTCTTATGGTCTGACATCATGTGATTAACCTGCTCTTGAGTGAATGTAGCTTCCCCTGTAGTAGTCTCAGCGTTAGCTTCACCCTTGTTCCCTAAGTTAAGTATTGCCAACATACCTAGATTAGCCATTACCGCCATTCCGTATAAAATTATTCCCTTTTTCATTTACTCCTCCGTTTTTGTTCACGCCTGAGTTAGCGTTGATTTTTAATCTATCGAAAAGACGGCCTCCACCGCCATTAACAGGTTGTGCAGATTCCATATCTGCTACTAATTCCTCAATCTCCTCATCCGGCTTACGAGGAAACTTCTTCTTAATAATAACCTTCTTAACCTCGTCATCTACCATCTTCCCTAAACTAAGCTTCATCATCTCCTGTGCTTCTGTTAGATCTTCGTTTAAGGATTGAATAGAGAACTCGTTAGGGTAAGTGATATTACCGTCAAACTCTTTCCCTTCCCAGTTAGCGAATATCTCCCATAACTTCATCTCCCCATCTTCAAAGTTGCTGGCCTTCTTACTTAACGAGGAATTGGTCTGGTTGAAATCCCATGCCTTACTGACACCTGTCTGCTGTATAGCGTTCTGCCCTTTATGAGAAGCACTCCCTGCCTCTAACTTAGCTAACTGGTACATCCTGTCTATCTGCTGGTCTATCTGTTTCATAATAACATCTGCGTTCTGTGATGGAGGAGATACATAACCAGGCATAGCACTATCCTGTGGGTAGATCAACCCTCTGTTCGTACCGACACTTGTTTCATCATAGTCTGTAGCTTTACCCTGTAAGGCAAGGAAAGCGAAGGTCTGGTTCTTAATGACCTCTTGTAGCTCAGAACATAAGTTATATACATCCCTTGCGATAAACGATATATCTGATATGACGCTAATCCCTAAGAAGTCTTTAACCTTCTTACTAGGCTTATCTTTAACACATACGATAGGTACTTGCCCTAATCCATGCTTGCCTTCTTCAAGTAACTCATAATCAGCCCCAAACACAAACCATTCATCTCTTGTCCATAACCGATAAGTGACATTCTCTCTGTTCTTCTTATCGAAGGTAGTCCAGTCTGCGTTAGAATCCTTTACATCCATCAGTAGTACCCAATACGGTTTACCAAACTCATCTAAAGACCAGTTCAAGACCTTCTGTGGGTGATACTGTACGAAGTAAGGGAACTGATCGTTACTCATCCTCTGCTCTAGATTGACCTCACCCCCTGCCTTCGGCATATCCACCAGCACGAAAGAATGACCGTATATCTGTGATAGGTCTGCTGTTGACTTCCTGAACTCACCTATTGAACTATTCATTCTATCTATGTTCCCGCTTCGATTCTCAATAATCCCTTCAATACTACCCCACTCATCTAAGATAGGCTGCTTGAATAGATGGTCTGTGAATATGTCGATAATGGGAGAACAGAAGTTATAATAATAGCTCATCCTTATCCGGGTAGCGAAATCCTCTTGTCGTTCCTTCTTGTGCTTAAACAGATTGGCGTTCTCTGTCATCTGTACGGACTTACCATTAACCAGTATCTCCATCTGCCCTATGTTCTGTATCTTCTGGTTAGGTACATTAGCTCCAGTATAAGCTAACCCACCCTCATAGCTGTCTAGTAGAAAGTTCCAATAGTTACAGTTCTGCTTATGGATAATGTGTGGATTCGCTGCGATCTCTTTTATATTCATTATATTGATATTCCCCTTATCTCACGCCTGTTTAGACTAAATTCGCTCTCTACCATATACCCTAAAGCATCTGAGGCGTGAGTTAGCCTCAAGTCTCTGGTCTTGTCTATCTGTGTCGATCCGTCTTTATAAGATACCTGCTCTAAATCATTGATGAGGTGCTTACACTTGTTGGGGTTAATGAATAACCTTCTTTGCTCTTTAGAATTACATATAACACCATTCATAGCGTTTACCCTATCTCTCTCAGCCGTGTTGCTTCTAGGCACTCTATTAGTTACATTGTATAACCTCAACTCATCTTCTATGATCTGATAGTTAGTGACATTACTTGAAGTGTGTCTTGCTTTGCCTGTAGCATCACCGAATAAGTCTAACCCCATTGTATTGTTAGGGTATCTGTTCTTAAACTCCTGACAGCATTCCATTGTGTTAGAGTTACCTAAATAGATCTCATCTATCACATTAACTGTCTTTAAGCCATCATGTTCACTGAACTGAGTAAGCACCCATGCCATAGGATTGACATTGAAGTCTGCACATACTCCAATGGGCTTTAATGGGTTATAGTTAGCTACTTCAAAAGCTAAGTTGCCGGCGTTCTGGTTACGGTTGAATGTGTAGTAAACAGCACCCTCGAATATAACAAAGTCACCGTATAACTCTTGCCTTGCGAACTTATCGTCATACTTACTAGCTAGGGAATCAATAGCTTCTTTAGTGATAGTGGTGTTCTCGTATGTACTGAATCTAACAGTACCATAATCTTCTTCTTTGTTCGCTATGAAGATATCGTGTAGATCATCAAAGGAATTGGGGCTTGATGTGACTATCCCCTTACCGTTGGTAGATAAGACACGCCCTAGCAGGACATCCCATAGCCTTGCTAAGTCCTTACACTCCCTAGCCTCATCTATCCAGAACCCAGCTAGAGTGACATTTCTAATTTTATCAGGCTGCTCAGCACTAAATCCAAAGACTTCACGACCGTTTTTTAGGGTGATTATTTTTTTGGAATCGTTTTCTTTCAGGATCAGTGGTCTGGCAGCCTGTTTAAACTCTCTCCATGTAGTACGATCTAACATATGGAATGTAGGGGCTACTATTCCGTATGGGATGTTAATGTCTATCTTACTATTCCAACACTGTCTGGTAGCTTCCCTTGCTCCGGCATAAGTCTTACCTCCCCGGATTCCACATATCATAGCAACAAACCTCCACATATTCTCTATGGCGTAGTGGAAAGCAATCTGTCCGTCATGTGGGGCATATTTCTTCAAAAGCATTAGTTATAATATCTCCCGTATTGCTTTCTTCCTCCGTTACCGCCTTTAGGAACACCAACAAACTCTAACTCTTCTTTGATAATCATTTCGTTAGACACTTCAACTTTTTCAGATTGGTTAAGGTACTGCTTGCCGAGCCAAATCATCATCGTGACATTCCCTTTTCTAACTGCTTGGAACTGACTTCTCCTTAACGATATTTTGCCTATCTCCCGCCCTTTAGCTATTTCTGTTGTGAAACGCCTTGAGATAGTACTCTTGTCAACA